AGATGAACTCACAACTACCGTTGATAAAGGCTCAGAAAGGAGATGCTAGAAATTACGTATCCCAACATGACCCAGTACAACATAGAGAGGCATTAAACAAGTTACAACAAACACCTTGGAAAATTAACAAAGAAGTATTAGAAGTACAGCGCACAATCTACGATAAGAATTTATCAATAGGTATGCCATCAAGTGAACGTATAGAGATACCATCATTCCCTGAACACTTAAAGGAATTGAAGAAGGAGAATCTAAACGAAGCACAACTCGAAGAAGTTACTATGTGGAAAGAAATAGCCAAAGCGGCATACGGTAGAGAAAACCAGCGCAAAGGCCAAGTATTATCCTACATTAGAACTAGTAAATTAGCCCTTGAACTATCTGAGTGGGACGAGTTTTACTACGCATACAACTGCGACTTCAGAGGACGTATATACTGTGCTACAGCAGGACTGTCGCCACAGGGTGCAGATACCGCTAAAGGCTTACTATGCTTTGCTAAGGACGTTGTACTAGGTACAGAGGGTGTTAAGTGGTTAGCTATACAAGGAGCAAATACTTTTGGCGAAGACAAATGCAGTTACGCAGACAGAGTTACGTGGATTCAGTCACAAGAAGACTTTATCAAACGTACAGTTAACGACCCAATTGGGTACAGAGACTTCTGGGGCAGTGCTGACAAACCATACCAATTCCTAGCATTCTGTTTCGAATGGGCAAACTGTGACTACGGAAGAAATGTTAAGGCAGTGGGCAGAATCCCAGTGGGACTTGACGGCAGTTGTAATGGGTTGCAACATTTCTCAGCAATGCTAAGAGACGGTGTTGGAGCTAAAGCAACAAACTTATCAAACTCAGACACCCCAGCCGATATTTACGGTGAAGTCGCTACAGTTACTACAGAAAAGCTTCGATGTATGGACCACCCGTATGCAAAAGTCTGGTTGCGAGTAGGTATCGATAGGTATTGTACTAAAAGACCTGTAATGACGCTACCTTATGGTGCGACTCAGCAGTCTGCTAGACAGTATATAATGGAATATGTATTGGAGAATTGGACAAAGTTTGACTTAGATGACAAACTACAGTTCGAGATGGCCAAATTCCTAACACCTATCTTATGGGAATCTATAGGAGAAGTAGTTATTGCTGCTAGAGGAGCTATGAGCTGGTTACAGAAGAGTATACCAAAGGACTTTGTAGCTTGGTTAACGCCAATCGGTTTCCCAGTATACCAATATTACCAGAAGACAAACAGTATAGAAATAAGAACACAACTAAATGGCGGGTGTCGTTTGTGGCTTCAGAACTTTGAAGATGCAACACCTAATAGAGTAGGCCAACGGAATGGTATAGCACCAAACTTTGTACACTCTATCGACAGTACGCACATGGTTATGACAATCAATGAGATGGGTGATGAATGCCTTGCTATGATACACGATGACTTCGGTACACATGCGGGACACACACAGAAACTATTTGATAAGATTAGAATAGCCTTCTTAGACTTATATACTACGTCAGACCCACTAGTAGACTGGGCCAACCAGTTAGGTATAGATACAAATACTATGCCACCAACAGGTACATACGATATACACGAAATAACGGCTGCCGAATATTTCTTCGGTTAGCCCACTTATAGAAGATAACTAATGAGTATAAATGATTTATCACATACTAAGGACCCAAGGGGATTAGTACAGAGAGATATAGATTATCTAGAACAAGTATTTAAAGTAAGACCTGTAAAACCTAGCATGACTCAGAATGAGATTATGTTTCAAGCAGGTCAACAAGATGTAATTAGACACATCAAGGAGAAGTTAGTATCATGACTACTTTACAGAAAGTAGGTAGAGATAAGGTACTTGCTCTCGAAAAGGTTATGAAGGAACATCCACAGGTAGAGATAACAGCAGTAGAGTATTTCTGCGGTGGTGTGTACGCAAGAGAGATTACAATACCAGAAGGTGTTGCACTTGTAGGCGAGATACATCTAAAGGACCAAATCAATGTAGTATCCAAGGGGAGCATTAAGATAGTCACTGAAGATGGTGAAAAGATTATAGATGCTCCTGCTACGTTTATATCTAAAGCAGGTGTTAAGCGAGCAGGGTACGCAATTACAGAAACAGTGTGGACTGAGTTCATAGCAACAGAACTAACAAACGAAGATGATATACGCCAAGAGTTTATTGCTCCTGACTATGAAACCCTCGACAAACAATTGGAGAAACAGTATGAACCAACTACAAGAATTGACACACATAACTGAGTTGTGCGTACAGTACAACATACAAGAGTGTGTTCCTTGGAGTGGTGCATTAGATAGAGATGGGTACGGGCATGTTCGTGAAGGACAACTACGACACAAAGCACATAGGAAAGCGTATGATTTAGTCAGTGCAGACCTAAAGAGAGGTAGTGTTGTATTACATACTTGCGACAACCCAAGTTGTGTAAATCCCAAACATCTCCAACAAGGCACTCAAGCAGATAACATGGCGGACAAAGTAAGTAAGTCAAGACAAGTTCGCGGAGAAGCTAAAAACGGTATATTATCAGAACAGGATGTAAAACAGATGAGAGAATTAACTAGTTATATACCAAATGTAAAGATAGCTAAACTATTTGGTGTATGTAGACAATCAGTAGATAACATAATTAACAGAGTCACGTGGAAGCACGTAGGAGGTGACTTATCGCTTGGATAGTCACGGCAGTAGCCGCATCAGCGGTGTTTAGTATAGGTAGTTCTATGCTACAAGCAAAAGCATCAAAGAAAGCAGCAAAACAAGCAAAAGAAGATGCCGTTGAAGCAGATATACAAGCTCGTAAATCTGAAGTATTCGCAGAGACAGAAGGCGAGGGTGTAGGCTCAATGGGACAAATATCGTTAGAAGTTGATGACGAAGAAATAGAGAGCGAAGTTGGCTCGACAATAAGGATTTAAAATGAACTCAGAAAAACATGCTGAGAAGTATTTGTCGGGTGATTACTTACTTAAAGGCGAGTTCCATAAGATGTCAGCTATGCGCGAATCTGTTCTTACTAGAGCAGAGCGATACGCTGGATGGACAATGCCGACTATATTTCCAGACAACTCCGTAGGCAACGATGAAGAGTTTCAGAATGACTTTCAATCAGTGGGCGCACAGGCAGTAAACAACCTATCTAACAAGATTATGATGGCATTGTTTCAACCTTCAAGACCATTCTTTCGACTAACGTTAACAGACGAACAAAAGGAAGAAGTATTATCAGAAAACGTGGGACTAGACACAGCAGACATCCAAGAGGCATTAGCAGCCAGCGAACGTGGTTCAATGCGAGAGCTAGAGAAAATCAACGCTCGTGTGACTATGACGGATTGTATCCTACAGTTGATAATCACAGGTAATGCTTTAATGTATATGCCAGATGATGGTGGTATGCAAGCTTACTCTTTACGTGATTATGTAATAGAGCGTGACCTACGTGGCAACACAGTTAAGATAATCATTCAGGAGACTAAAGCAGTATCCGCATTGAGTGATGAGTTGGCCATGATTGCAGCAGAACAAAACATTCTTGAAGATGCAGAAGTAACTATATTCACAGGTATCCAACGAGTAGCTAAAGACCACTTCGTAGTATGGCAAGAGCTAGAAGATTTATGTGCATGTCATTTGAAAGTTGGGCATTACAAAGAAGACGACTTACCGTGGCTACCATTAACTTGGGCATTAGCCCGAAATAAAGATTACGGTACAGGTTTAGTTGAGATGTATGCAGGTGACTTCCACACGTTGTCTACGTTAGCAGAAGCTATCTTAGATTATACTGTGATTATTACTGACGTTAAGATTCTAGTAGACCCTACTGGTATGACAGACGTTAAGAAGATTACAGAAGCGGCAAGTGGTGAATACGTACACGGTAGAGAAGAGGACTTATATGTTCACACAGCCAATGTACAAGCAGCATCAGACTTCTTACTCACGCAGTTCCAAGCAGTAGAACGTAGAATCGCAGCAGCATTCCTTCTTAACAACTCCGTAACACGAGATGCAGAGCGAGTAACCGCTGAAGAGATACGTATGCAAGCCCAAGAGTTAGAAGGCTCTTACGGTGGTGTATACTCACGATTAGCTACAGACATGCAGCTTCCTTTAGCCAAGAGACTGATTAAGAAATTCGACCCTATCCTTAAAGAAGTAGAACCTGTCATTGTTACAGGATTAGACTCTTTATCTAGGAACTCCGAGTTAGACCGTACACGTGCATTCTTTAATGACCTAGTATCATTAAGTGATGTACCAGAAGAAGTAGCACTACGTATTGATTATGGAAAACTAATCGCTATGTTAGGTGCAGGTCATGGTATAACCTATGGCGACTTACTCAAGTCAGAAGAAGATGTTAAAGCAGCACAGGCTCAGAGAGCACAACAGGAAGCACAAGCAGCAGGTCAAATAGCCCAAGCTGAAGCGCAAGCACAACCACAGACAGGACAAAAATAAATGACAACTGACGTTAATGTAACCCCAACTAGTGAAGAAGTACCAGTTGCGGAAGCACCCTCCCCTAACGAGAATTGGCAAGAAGATAATAGACTAGACGACAGTGGTAACCCCATTGAGAATCCAGTCCCAGTAGAAGAAGAAGCAGAAGCCCCAGCAGAAGAAGCTGTAGAAGGCGAAGCTAAACTAGATGAAGCAGAAGCACCTGTAGAAGATGCCAAACCTTTACCTAAGTTCGATTCTTCAGCAGCAGAGAAAGTACGACCGTTCTTAGAAGATGCAGGACTAACCCCATCAGAAGTAGCTACAGCAGTTACCGAAGCAGATGGCGAAGTAAGCATCGAGATTATGAAGAAGCTCGTAGAGAAGCATGGAGAAGGTGTAGCAGGTTTAATTGCAGATAAATTAAAAGGCTTACATACCTCTAATGTAGTAGCATCTAAAGCAGCAGATAATAAAATCTTTACCCAAGTACAAGATGCCTTTAAAGGAATCACTGACCAAACAGGTGCAGACACTTTTAAAGAACTTGCAACATGGGCAAAGACAAATCTACCAGTATCAGACCGTGAAGAAATCAATGGTCTATTACGTCAAGGTGGAAAAGCAGCGGAACTAGCAATAGATTCGTTAGTACAAAGTTTTAAGAAGTCCGACTCGTTTATATCTCAACCAGCCAAATTAGTGACAGGTGAGAGTTCAGTAACCGAGTATGGTAGCAAACCATTAGACAAATCAGGCTATAATCGTGAACTCCGAAAGTTAATGGATAACGGGCATAACTACGAAACTAGTCCAGAAATTGCACAACTAAACAGCCGTCGGTCGAAATCAATCGCCCGTGGTTATTAATTAAAGATTAGGAATATTATATGTCAATTGTAGGCCAAGCAGTAGCAAACGAACAAGTACGTTCAGGACATCAAGCCGGAGTAGATTCTGGTAACGTCAACCCACTTTACATCGAGCAATATGGTGGCGAAGTTGAGCACCGTATCCTTAAAGAATCTTTCATGCGTCAGTTCTTTAAATTCAAAACCATCCGTGGTACTGATACCTTAACTAACGACCGTATTGGTTCAAGTGCATTGCAGAAAGTTGCACGTGGTATTCGTCCAGTTGATAACGGTGTTACGTTCGATAACATCTCTATCAAAATCGATACAATCGTATTGGCTCGTACCAACGAATTCGTTCTTGATTCATTCTTGTCTCACATCGATACTCGTAAAGAAATCGGTATGGAGCACGGTAAAGAAATCGGTAAATTCTTCGATGAGTCTTTCTTAGTACAGGGCATCAAAGCTTGCCAAGTAACTAACCTTGACCCAGATGGCGTTTCACTAGGTGGTTGGGAAGGTTTAACTCCTACTAACATCGT